GCGACACTCCAGCCAACTATGTACCTGACGCCAGGGGTTTTCTGAACATTCCAAGGGGTCTCTGGGTCATCGCGCACCGCAAATATCGCGATTGGGCGAACGTGCTCCTCACCGCTCTTTTTAATAAACTCCTGCCCCGAAAAAACAGCGCCATTTTTCGGCACATCATGTCTGCGAGCACGGGTATGCCAGCCGATATATGCCTGGACCGGTGGTGGTGTTCCAATGATCTCATCAAAAACACGTTGTTCCGTGTCGTGGTGATACCACCGCACGGATTCAGGAAGTATTAGCGGGCCAAACTTCAGCAAGGCTTTTTGATGGTGCTTATAAATCATCGACCACTTAGCCGCCTTCAACCCAAAACGCTCGTGCTCCTCATCGAGCCGATCAAGTAATGCGCTCAACGACCACACATCGTCGGCGCGCTTAACCCTTGGCTTGGCAATCGCTCGCACAGGCTCAGGGATGGGCGATTCGCGCCGCCAAAACATAATAAAGACAAACGCTTTTCGCAGTGCTGCTGTTATTGTTTTAATTTGTTTATTTCCTTGCCCCGCACGGTAGGGCTTGGGTACCGTGCAACTACCGTGCGGGCATGAATAAGAAAAAACTCAATCCAGTCATAATCATTCATGCTTTTCTGTCGGGATCAAACTGATAGCGAATAAAATTGCTCGACTGTTCGCAGTGGTCGCAGTGGTCGCCTATCCACACCTCGACGGATGGATCGATCCCTACAATCTGCCCATCCTCGTCGCCAAAAGATTCATCAATCCCAATTACCCACGCGGCAACTGATGACCACAGCTCTTCGTCGCCATCTTGATACACCGCCCACCATCCTGGCGGCGATGCCGTTATGCTTTTGTATTTCATCAACTCATCCTCAAACAAAAAACCCGGTATTTCTTCACTCGCTTGTCAGCCCGCGCCGCGTCAACCTTCGCGCCTCGTGCCTTGTCGCAGCTCTCAGCGGTGTAGGGCTGGCAGGGTGGTGAGCCTGTCCAAACATTTCGCCCTGCATCGGGCCATCCTGCGAGTCTGAGCGCGTAGCTCCATCCTCCAATCCCTGCGAAGAAATGACACTGATCGAATCCTTTAACGTCATCGGGTGTGACCTCGGTAATGCTTCTGTCATCGACTTCGCCGTCTGCGATGAGTCCGCGTTTGATTAGTTCGCGCAGCCATGCCGCTGTCTTTTTGTCGAATTCGTTGTAGTACGAACTCACTCCCACGGCCTCCTGTCAGGCATCAACGCGCCATGACTTTGCGCCGCGATTTGATGCTGTCTCGGAGATGGGATCTTGTCTTGCTTGATCCAGTATTCGACAACTTGCCGACTCACGCCGATGGCCTTCGCCAGCGCTGGTCCGCCCCCATAATGATCTAGTGCTTGTTTGATTTTCATCAGCGAAGCCTAGCACCGTGCAAAAACATTTGCAACAATCGGCCTATGCTGGTTAATCGTGCAAAAACATTTGCAATGCTGCGCGAAGGTAGGCATAGTGGACACATCAACCAACCGCAACAACCGGCAAGGAAAACGACATGATGACTTACAAGCAGGCCAAGGCACTCGCGACGAAATCAAACGCTGGCGAGGTGTTTACCTCAGACGCGGGGAATGGTTGGACTAGCGAAGTTTTCTGGTGCGCCTCGCGCAAGCGACAAATCTGGACATCCATCAATCCTGATGGGCTGCGTACCTAGCGCTCTGCCGCTGCCCTCCCACCGAGGGCGGCATCGGAAGCACTAAAGGCGACACAGTGAAAATCACAACAGCAACAATCATGCAATTGCAGCGCGGACAAGAGGCTTTGGCGCGGGAAGAAACTTCGCGCAGCTCGCAAGTCGCGCTCGACTACTTCGACAAGGCGCGTGGTTTCGAGTGGGCGCGTGATTGCCGTAATAGAGCCAAAGAAGCCAGCGCCCTAGCCAAGCAACTAGAAACCGTCGTAGCGATGACTGCAACGACACGCGAGGAAATGGAATCATGAGCGACCTACTGAAAGCCCTAGAGATTGAGCGCGACGATGGCAGCTTTGATTTAAGCGCTGCGGCGCTACCACAACAAGGCGCGCGAACGCAGCAATGGGACTCGATCAAGGCTGCACAGGCTGAGGCTTGGGACGGTGAAGAACTTGGCCCGGACCCCGACGAAGATGCGGCTTATGACGCAGATCGAAGCGCGTTTGTCGATATGGAGAATGAGGAATGAACAGCCCACAGAGAGGAGTGCGAAAATGACGCAAGATAATTTCAGACGGCTGCAAGCGTGGAGGGTGCGGTGGCGTCAAGCAGGCAAGCCAAAGCCAGACATCCGAGCGCACGTCGAGCAAGCAGATCGCGGCTTGGTGTGGCCGCTACAGGATGGTGTGTTGAAGCGCACGCCACATGATGAAACAGCGCAGAAGGTATTACGACAATGGGAACAGTAAGCGAAGTGCGTGAGGTGGCCTACGATGAATTCGTGCCATCTTCTAGAATGGCCGGCACTGACTTAAACGTGCATCAGCGGTTGGCCGCAGCAATGGGCGAAGTCAGCTACATCCAAAAGGATGACATCAAGCCAGGAATGAAATACCGCGTTGTAACGCACGACAAGGTGACAGCCTTGGTGCGCCCTGCGCTGCTCAAGCATGGGATTGTGTACTACCCTGTCGACTTGAAGCACACGCAAGAAGGCAACCGCACTGAGGTGGCCCTGACGGTGCGCTTCGTCAACATCGACAACCCTGCCGATCACTTCGACGTGCCAAGCTTGGGCTTCGGGCTAGACTCGCAAGACAAAGGGCCAGGCAAGGCTATTTCGTATTCGGTGAAATATGCACTGTTGAAGGCGATGGGGTTGGAGACAGGGGACGATCCAGACCTGGATCAGAAGACGGAGCACATCGAGGAGGCGAGAACGGCCCCAGATGGATCTGTCGTTCCTGATCTATTCCAAGCGCTGGTTGAGTGCTCGAATGAGATAGAAATCATTCTTGCAAGCGTGGAAAGCGGAGACTACTCGGCGGGCGCCGATGCTTGGCATAGTCTGACAGGGGGTCAAAAGTCTGCATTGTGGGTTGCGCCGAGCAAGAACAAGCACGCGCCATTCACAACGCATGTGCGCGATGTGCTGAAAAGCAAAGATTTTCGTGAGGCTGGCGCTTATTTCAACCAGGAGAACAACAATGTCTAATAGCGGATTAAACAAGGTCATTTTGATCGGTAATCTTGGCGCCGACCCAGAAACGAGGCACAGCGCGGGCGGATCACAAGTCACCAACATCCGCATAGCGACCAGTGAAAGCTGGAAGGATAAGTTGGGCGAGAAGCAGGAAAAAACTGAGTGGCACAGGGTCACATTCTTTGGCCGATTGGCCGAGATTGCCAGCGAGTTCCTGCGCAAAGGATCGATGGTTTACATCGAGGGCAGGATCGAAACGTCGAAGTATGAGAAAGACGGCGAGACGCGCTACAGCACGGCGATCGTAGCTAAGGAGATGCAGATGCTGGGTGGTAAGCCTAGCGGCGCTCCTGAGCGATCTCAGGCGGTGCAGGAGGCATCACCTCCGGAGTCTTTCGACGATCAAATCCCATTTTAGCCTAAGCCGCCTATTTGTCAGCCTTCTTCTCGATCTTATCGAATATTTTGCTCAGCAATGATTTGATCTCGCGGATGTCTTCGCGGTAGTCATCGCGAGACATGTATGTGGTGGGGAGGGTCTGGCGCAGTTGTGCCAGGTCGTTCTTCAACTCCTTCACCGCAGCCCAAAGCTCGCGCGCGAACCACCCCAGGCACATCAATCCGGCGCCAAACAGAACGTTCACGAAATGCTGGTTTTCCATTTACAGCCCTAATGCTGCTTTGAGTGCTGCAAGGTCATCGGGGCTTGCCATGATTTGCTCTACGAGCGTAGGGGCGGGTACTGGCTCAGGTATTGGGTCGGCGGCTTCCGGCGTGTTGCCCTCTGCGAGCCATTCGAGATACGCTGCATAATCTGTATTTTGCACGTCATCAGGAATGCTCGCACCGTCTTGAAGACGGGTAATTGCTACTGAGTTTTGGTTTAGTTTGTACATCTCTTATAGCTCCGCAGAGGCAGTTGAATCGGTATGTATTAGCGGATTGGTCGGTGCTGCACGGTAAGCGTTCACAGACGAAATGCCTATGCTTCCGGTAGTAACATTAGATGTAGCTGAGTAGGTGATTGTTGGGGCAGCTCGTTTAGCTACGTTGAAGGACCAAGTAACATATCCAAAGTAGGCCCCTGTAGCGGGGGTTCCGTACATTTGTCCTGATTTCTCAAAATACCTCTGACACAGCGCCAACTCAGCCCCAACACTCCTGATCTCGAACGCTGTGGCAACCGCCCCCACTTCTAGCTGCGTTTTCCCCAAGGTTCCGGCATCGAACTCCACGCTCATCGTCGTGCCAGCGGTCTGGCCTGTAATCAGGACCGGGCTTGCGGCGTAGGCGCCGGCTGGAGTCGCAGAATTCACGGCATATCGAGCTTGCGACGTTCCCGTCCAACTGAGTACATATGATGTCCCCTGCACGTTCTTATCCTCGACCACTTGGATCAAGGATTTGCCCGCAGCAATGGTAATAGTGGTGTCCGAATTAAGCTGCGTGAACGAATAATTGCCACCACCCGCCCCAGCCTTCCAGCGGTCATGCCCATAGACTGTAGAGGCCAGCGTTGCACCGGAGACATAGGCCCGCTGGTTGATCGTGAATCCGCCGTTGATAAGTGCGTTTCTGCCGGGGAATCCTGTGCAGTTTGTCAGATCGCCGCTTACCGGGGTGCCAAGTGCTGGTGCGACGAGCGTCTTATTCGTCAGCGTGTCTGTCGTGGCCTTGCCCACTAGCGTGTCAGTAGTGGTTGGTAGGGTGAGCGTCGGCGTGCCTGCCGACGCCGCCGCCTTGAGGGTGGCTGTGCCGGAGGAGCTGCCGGGGAAATTGGCCCCCGTGACTCCGAGGGTGGTTGCGCCGGTAACGCCTAGCGTAGTCCCAACCGTAGCCGCGCCCGCCATTGCTACTGTGCCTGAAGCGTTGATCGCCGCTGCGGTGGTGGTCCCGGTGACACCCAAAGTCGTTCCAACAGTCGCCGCCGCAGCCATTGCTACCGCGCCAGAGGCGTTGATCGCCGCCATCGTGCTGGTGCCCGCCACGCCGAGCGTGCCAGAGTCGGTAATGCTAGTCGTCGTCACTCCTGCCAGCGTGGTTGTGCCGGCAATATTCGCGGTCGTTCCAACAAACAGCGCCTTGGCTACTCCGACGCCGCCCGCCGTGATGATCGAGCCGGTTGTGGTGTTGGTCGAATCAGTCACTAGGCTGCTGTCGATGCCTGCCGCAAACGGGATGCGCTGGGTGGCGACAGTTTGGCCGTCCTTCGTGATCGCGGTCGACAGGCCGGTGCCTAAGTCAGCGGTTAGCGCATTGAAAGCTGTTGACGAAATTACGGTGCCGGTGACAACCGGCTGGCCGCTGCTGTTGATGTTAAAAGTTCCTGAGCCGTTGTAAGACACTTTATGCGCTCCTTATCTTGCGGTTTTGTACTGTTGTTGCGTCGCCGCTGGAATCATTGACGGGTTCATTGCCCTGTCGGTTGTTATCATTTTGACCAGCGCCGCCCGCTTTGCTGCCTGTGCTGCGTCCCGGCCCATGCTAAAGCTCTTGCCATCCAGCGCCTTTGCTAGCATTTTTTGTTGCGCCCTAGCCTCGACTTCTTCAGCGATCGGCTTGGCCATCAAATTCAAGCCAGGGATTTGATTGCCTATTCTTAAGGCGGCGCCCATTAAAGCTGGCGCCGTATTTGACCGATTAGGGGCTGCGAAAGCTGGCTCTAAGGTCATTGCCTTCGACCCGCTCAATAGAGTCTTTATCTGGGCCATTTCAGCAGGTGAAAATATCGCATTCAGCCTGTCCTCACCCAGTTTTTTTATAGCGACATCCATGCGCTGGCCGCTAAATACGCCGTTAGTGCTGGTGGCCCTGTCGATTATCCACGCCATTGCCTCTTTGCGAAGCGCCCCCCAGGCCACCTGCCCCTCGGCAGTTTTTGCTAACTCCCCTTTTAGAGCGTTAATATCTCTGACGTTGCCATTGATTATATTTTGCTGAAAGAATTTGTCTGGCGCCACATCTGCTATTGCGCGCCTTACTCCAAGCCCTGCTTTTTGGTCGGTGAATCGGGCGAAGGCGTTATTTCTTGCAGTCATCAACGCCTGTGATGCTTCGATTTCAGGGATGTCTAATATCGCATTATCAACCGCTCGCTTAAGCCTTGTAGAGACAAGCCCCACGGTTCCATGACCTGGGTTGTTGTTGCCTATCAGTCGGCCTAATTTGTCAGCTTCGGTGACTGTTAATAACTTTGTGCGGGTGCCATCCAAATATCCAAATTCTTTCAGCCGGGACAAAACCGCAGGTGGTATATTTTCAACGCCAATTTCATCAGCAATTTCGCCTAGTTCTCGCGCAATTTTAGTATCAGGCACAGAGACATCGCCTTTGCCCATGTCTCGAAATGCTTTGTACAAATCATCTACGGCTGTTTTTGCCGCTGCGTCTTTTGCCTGAATGGCTTGTATTGCTTGCGTTGACGCATCAAAAGGCGTTCCGGCTTTGATGACATCGCCATCCACCATTTGGTTTTTCAACGCTTCAGCGTATTTATTTGTGTTGGCATTTTGCTGCGAGAATCTATTTGTTAAAGATTCCAGTCCATCCCTGGTGATGGCTGGGATATTAACTTCTTGTTTTTGAGCGTTTTGCGCAGCCGTCCAGTCTATAGGGTCTCTTGTCACCTGCGCCCTTGTTGCGGTTCCAGCGCCGCCGACCTCCTCAATCTGCACCTTGCGCAGCAAAACCTCTGGGTTAAGTTTGCCCGTCACGGTTAATTGTTTCGCGGCGTCATCTAATACCGATCGCTGTATAGCCTCCGGCAATTGTGAAAAATTAACCCCACTATCTTGCAGTGCGCCTTTTACCTCCCTGCTTATGGTTTCAGCAGCCTTGGGTGATACAGTCTGTGAAAAGGCCCGCCAACCGCCGCCGACAGCATTACTGGCTGCCTGTACGCCTTTAAAAGCAGTGCGCAGTGCAGTCGGCAACAACAAAGGTATGAGAGCGCCGCCGACGCCGCCAACACCTGTGCTTTCTGACCGCGTGCCGGCTGTATTTTGCGGATCAAAATTTAAAGCACCTCCTGCGGCTCCAGTCGCTGCTCCGATAGCGGCCCTGGAAAGAACCCCGCCTGTGCCGCCAGGGATTGCAGATAAAGGCGTTGCTAAGGTCCCAAGAAATCTCGCCACGTCGAATCCGGTGTCGCCATGAGCTTCGCGACCTCTCGCTATGATTTCATTATTTTCATTCTGCTGAGCGGTGTATTTTTCAGCCGCTTCGGAGTCTGTAACATTCAAATAATTCTGCTTAACACCGCCGTAGAAATCCATCATGCCCTGGCCGACCCGCGCCATCACAGGGACTTCTTCTGGCACGCCATCGGGCGTCGCTGATGGTGGCCGGTTCTGTTGATCTGTTACTAGCTCAAAACCTTCCGGAACATTTGTCTGTTTCTGTTGATCTGCTACTAGCTGAAATCCGTGTGGCAATCGCATATTATTTGCTCCCTGCCGGTGGGTCTGGAATAAACGGGGCACCGCGTTCAGCCTTGTTCCAAGTCTTCCCGCCATCTGTGGAAATTATTACTTCTCCAGTAGTAGGATTCCTTGCTCGCATTGCTCGCGTTGGTTGCGTAGGGGCTGCCTTTCCCCACGGACGAGGAGGCACCGCGATTCCCAGCTTTGCGGCAAGCATCCGATCTATGTTTTCAAGCGCCTTTATCGCGACTCCTGGCTGAGCATACCTGCCTGGGATCATAGCCATCAGAATTTCTTGGTCGTCTTTTGTGAATACGCCCTCGCCAGCTTCCCTAAACAAATCCTTTAATATTGGCGCTAGCGCCGCAATAGTAGACTCCGCAATTTGCGCGTTAGCGGTGAATGCTGGAAAATTGCCAAGGAGAGGGCCGCCCGCTGTGTTCTTAAGCGCGTCAATGACTGCATTAGTTCCCACAAAATAGGCAGCTATTGATTTTTTATTTTTCTCCTCCTGAAGGACGCGAACTGCGAGTGCTTCCCGCCTCTGATTCAGCGATAAACCCAAATCGGCAGGTGGGGTAGTGGAGGCGCCTTCCTGCCTCGGTGGTGAACCCGGAGGGGCGGCACCAGGAGTCGGAGTGGTGCTGCTTTGTGCGACAGTCACGCCAGTAGATGAAGGGAGCGGCACGTTAAGCCCCTCGGCCCTCGCCCTGGCTAGAGCAATGGCATTCGTAATACCCTGGGACTTAAGTTGTTCTTTTTGAGCTGCTGACATACCGTTCCACTCAGCAATTTGCTGTTGGAGTTTCGCCTCGTCGATGTCGTCATTCTCTTGATTCCGCTTATCTGTTGCCAGTTGTTCGGTGTATAGGCCGCCTGTCGGATCTAGCCGCATCCAAACAGCCATAGCCTGCCCACCAGCCAGACCGCCAAAAGTGCCTGCCGGCATTTTTCCGGCCACCGGCGCCCCAGTCCCCATGCCTGCATTCATAAAGGCTTGGCTATCCATGGCTTTCTGCATTTGCTCCGCCCCCCTTTTCTGAATATCTGGACTGGGGTTTTGCATCAACAATTGAGCCATTCTTTGCGGGTCGCCTGGGACTGCTGCTGCGCCTCCAACTATCTGCGAAGGCGTGGCTGGGCTAAGTTGGTCAAGCCCTAAATCTTCATCGAACACCTCATCGGCACCAGGAACAAATTTACCTGCCACCGCAGGGGTTCCACTGCCCGCATCAAACGCCTGTCGCAAGAGGTCCGAAGACTCTGTCTGGTACTTCTTGCCAAGCGCCTCCTCTTCGTCGCGAGCCTTGCCCTGGAGGTATGTCCCGGTTAAGCCTTGTAGCATCTTTGCAAGCCCCGCAGTCGCGGGGGTATGCGCCTCAATGCCCTTGTAGCTAAAACGCTCCGTGGGGGCTTGCGCTTGCTGCTGAAGCATCTTAGCCGCGCGCTGCTGGTCCGCAATCTTCCTCAACCCAGTTTGGTATGAACTGGGCAGGTTGAAGTTGTAAAATTTATTTTCTTTGGAGCGTTCCATTTTGAGCCTCTAATGACTACGTGGAGAATATCTCGGCCATACCTGGCCCAAGAATAGGTGCCGAGGGCTTGTAGGCTTTAATGATCTTGCTCAGCCCCTTCCCCAGATCGTCATTGTAGCTCCCGGCAGGCGTGCCTCTCGGACCACTGTATTTTCTGTAAGGCTGCGTCGGGTCTTCCAGCAATGCCGCGAGCTGCATGCGTTTCTCGTCTGGGTTGAAATTGTGGAATGTGTTCATATCATCCTCATCGCTTTCAGGCTTGGTGTTAAAGACAGCTTCAACGCGTCCATTCTCTTCGTGTACGCCCGATACATCTCAGGATGTCGTTGCTTAGTCCACTCAATCCGGTCATGCGAATGCTCCACAAACGCGGTGCAGTCATAGCAGTCAAGACTAGAATGCTCGAGCGAAAAATGCTCCGGCAAACTTCCGCGCTGATCTAATACATACGCCAAAACCTCCTCCCTAGTCCATTTCTCTATGGGCTGCAAAAACTTGATCCCCTCGACCACCGCGCCGTCAACCGCTGTCGATTTGTGGTTATCATCCAGCCGCTGCCCTCTGATCAAGTCGGTGACGCCGATCTCTTTGCATTTTTGCAGCAGTGGGCTGGTGATGTTGTCAATGCAGCAGCCTAAATAACTCTGAACCCTGCCAGACTTATTGCCTGTGAATATCATCCCGAAACTGGTGAAGTCGATCGGCACAATGTCAGACGGCAATCCGTGTATATCATTCTGCTTTTGCTGGTCTGATGTAATTTCTACGAAATTGACCGCCTCGGATCTGACTTCGTTCACTATTTCCAGCGTCTCCGGATAACCTTTGCCGGCGTTCACCCACAACACAACAGGGTTTAAATGCCGTGACAAGTACCAGCACGCGAGCGAATCTTTGCCGCCAGAAAAGGCCACGCCAATCACTAGAAAACACTCGCCCCGGCCATTGCCGCACTACCAAGAAGGCCGGACATCCCTGCATTCTTGGCGTTTGCGTTCGCAGACCGAAGCCCATAGGCATCCATGTCAGCCTGCCCTTGGGCCATCGCGCCCTGCATGAGCGGAGTGCCGGCCACGTTCGCGCCCTGGTAGCCCTGAAATTGGGGCATCTGAATCTGCGAGCCAGACATTAATCCAGCGATCTCATTTAGCGGCTGATTACGCAAAGCAAGCTGCTGTTGCAGAGATTGCTGCTGCGCTGTATTGCCAAACTGAGCATTCTGCAGGAGCTGGTTGTATTGCTGATTTTGGGCGGCGTTTTCGTATTGCTGCTGTGCCATCGCAGCCTGCTGGTTTTGACCGATTGCTTGATTGCCAAATTGCCCTGACTGCACCGCTTGCCCGAATCCCTGCGCGTTTGCAGCCGTATCCAGCCCAATGCCGTGCAGAGCTGCCTGAGAGAGCAGGTCGTTCTTCTGCTGGTTCTGGCTGATCATCGCGTTTTCATACGCTTCGCCCCCAGCTACCAGACCTTGATTGGCTAGTCGTTGCTGAGTTGCTGCGTCCGCTCGAGCCAACTCAGGGGCCAAGCGGTTCATGATCGCCTGCTGGCCGGTCGTGCCAGCGTTCACCGGCATTGCTGCTACATTACTGGTGTCTAGTCTGCCTGACGCGGAGCCATAGCCCTCAAGGTTTGGGTCTCTCGATATTTGACCTGCATCTCCGAGTTTTGTCTCTAGCCCATCAAGGTTTGGATCGAACTCAGACCGCAGCACGTTTTGTGCTGTCCCTATACCCTGCTCTCCCAAGTTAGCGAGAGACTGCTGGACTCGCTGCTGTGACTCCAGCGTTGCCTGGGCCTGCGGGGTCAGGGTTTGCGTTACCGTCGGCTGATCGTTTGCGCCAAAAGTAACAGTCTGCCCGCCGAGAGGCCCGCTGATGTTGGGGTTGTTCATGCGGCCCTGCAAGCGGGCGGTTTCAACGTTTGCCGCACCTTGCTCTTTGGCGGCGCCCGCGTAATCAGGCGCCGGTGGTGGGGCTGGGGCTTTTGATTTACCCATGACTGATCCTTTTACTGTATCGGTGATTCAAAAACCGGCAGTCGTTGCGGTGTAATGTATAGAAGACAGTGTCTCCAAACGGAATAGATTCCTTTATCCTGCCTTCCTCTGTAAATCCCATATTGGTTAACAATTTTTCACTTTCTTCATTGTCGCTGCAAGCCGGGGAGATAATCTTATCCACTTCTCCGATTCTGAACGGATAATCAAATATTGCTGCCAGATAATCCGGCGTAATCTGCCCTTCAATAGCCAGATGGCACCACACGCTTCTGCCACTCCAATTTTCATAAATGACTCCGGCAATAATCTCATCGTCTCGCTTCAGCCCCAGAGCGGTAGACCTGGCCTCATCGAAGCCAGTGTAAACTCGCTCCGCAACCCAGTGACCGATTTCCGGCCCGGATGTTATACGCCAGCCCATCCGGTCTGGAACACAACATCAGTCGACGCCCATTCGATCTGTATCCCGCCACTTGCGCTTTTTAGCTGGATGGCCGCGCAGTAGCCGATGCCAGTTATACCCTGCCAGTCATTAGTGATCTGCAAGCCCGCGCCCCACAGGGCGGTGTCCCAAGTCCCCGTACCCCACACGGCAGAGGAAGATGCTGACGCAGAAATCGGCGCGGCTGTGTCATCAATGTCAAAATCGACGTTGACCCCAACAAATATAGCTGGAGAGCCATTCGTGAAGAGGCTAGGCCGCGCTCGAGTGAAATACTTTTCAACGCCTCTGCTATCAAAATAATTAAAGGCTTGAAAGGCATTTGAATCGATATTCGATGCGTTGTCCACGTAGGTATCATCCCACGCCCGCACCACGACGCCGTTGCCTCCGTAGTACGGGTTGTCCAGGTATGTATCCCAGCAGTTTGCCGGCCAGCCCTGAAACTGCGCCCAGCTCCGCGTGATGGTGTTCATCACGTATTGCTCTTGCTGCCCTGTAGCGACAGGGACATTGATCCAGACAGCGTTGCGTTTTGCGTTGTAGAAAACCTGCCACCCAACGGCGGCGCTTGCGTAGTTTGTGGTCGCTCTTGCAATGGCCCCTTGGATCTTGTCACTGAGCGCAACGCGAGGATCAAGCCGAGAAGATTGCAGGCTTTGAGCCATCGGCATCAAACCGTCATACGTCAGGATCAGCAGGTCGCCGCCCCATTTCAACATTGAGCGGTTCCCGATCGGACTGCCCATCTTCCAGACGCCTGCGAGCGCCCAAGTCGCATCGCTGGCTGGGTCCGTGCCTCTGTAAACGATCACTTCGCCGTTGCTGGTGACAAAGACAAGGTTGTCATCAACGCCATAGCCTGCGTCGATCGTCCATGTGTCGAGGTCGACAATGTGGCCGCCAAATTTCGCCACGGAAGACAGATCCAAAACTTGAGCCGCGCCGCCGACCGAGCTGGTCGGTAGATACCATGCTTTGAGTGTGTTTTTCTCGATGAACCAGAGCCGGTTTTTGAACAGGGTGACATTGCTTAAGGTGGTTGCGGTCACTCCTGTAATAGCAGGCGAGGAGACGCCAGTGATGGCTGTCCAGGTGGTTCCGTCAAACAGTCGTGGAGCGTCAACGCCGTTGACCGCATACAGATAGCCGCCACCCGCTGTCGAGATGTTGATGTATTCCCAGACTGCGTTGCTCAGACTGGTAACGCTGGTAGCTACGGCAGTCCCTCCGGCGGTCACGTCGTAGAATTTAAGGTCAGGCGCGCCAACGGCAGCAAACATTTTATTGGTTGCCCCGGCGCTATACACCATGAGCGATTGCACCTGCCCCGACATGCCGGTCGCCCAGTCCGTCGAGCCGCCACGCAAGACGCAGTTGCTAACAGTCGGGAAAAAGTTAATCAGCGTGACGGCATCGAGCGGCCCCATATTGGCAATGCTGTCGCGCTCATTCCAGCCACCGACCGGAGCAGGGACTGACGCCACACGCGCTGCGGCCCGCTGTGCGTTAGCCATATCCTGAGTCCGGTATGTTGTCGTAACCAATCAGCACAGCGCCAGGGCGAGGCGCTAGGCTCAGATTGGGCGAGGACATATCGAGAGCCATCGCAGCTTCAAGCTCATAAAGGTAGTCCCTATAGATTGCGGTCGTGTCGAATCCCTTGGCCTCGAAATATTTCAGCTTAGTCGAAAGCACCATTAACCGATCGGGATATATAGTCGTGTCGGTGTCGACCGTGAAACTAGTCTTCACGGCGCCGCTTGCGTCCTCCACCCACCCGTTAGAGCGATACTCGTAACCCAGGTACTCGGCGTTAGAGTTGCCAGGCCAGATATGAAAATACTTCCCCAGCAGGCGCCAGCGAGTGGTCGGGCCTGTGGCGATGTAGCCGGACAACAGCCACTCCCACTGCTGAGCATTTTCGGGCCCGAGCATTTCCCAGTGTTTTGATTTGTCCCATTGAGTTCGTGGGACGAGCGCGTCGTAATCGCTCGGCAGGTCGTATTTCATTTTCTGAAAATCAGCAACCGCAGCCGCGCCGCCAGCCGCGTCAAAATCTTGATTGACGGTGACCTGAGTTGAGCTGTCAACGGTCTCTACAAACGTGTTTTGGTTAATGCCTGTCCCAATCACCATATATGTCGAGTCGAGTCCTGTGGTGCTAGGAATCCCTGTAATGGTGCGGGCGGCGGTTGTCCAGTTACCGGTGGTTGTCAAAAATTCACTGTAGAAGCTGTGCTGTTTCGTCATGGCACGCCAACTGTGCCGGCGCAGCAGTTCGTACCCGCTTGCGTTCATTAGCGCGAGGATCTGCGTAACGTCTTGGTTGGTGTTGCCGGCAACGTAAACAGGAACTGGAACCCCTAGTTCGGCTGTCGCCTGATTCACCAGTTGTAGCATCGTGCTCGACATAGTCGCCCCTTTCTAAGTGGCTTGCGCCTCTTTGCGTGGCCTGCCAGGTTTGCGGACTTCCATCAGCAAGGCCATCTGTTTCTTTAGCTCATCAAGCTCTGTGCGAGTAACTTCTAACTCGGAGCTGTTTGCGGATTGATTTTTCCTGGTCAGATACGTCTTCGCCCGATCTCGCAATCCATGCCCGCCCATGCCAATGCGCTGAAGCTGGCTATCGGAAGCCGTCGCAATCTGCTCCACAGTCTGGAATTTCAGGATCTGCAACTCCGCCATCTGGTGATCACTAAAATCATCACCGTCATCCTCGTGCCATTGTTTCAGCATTGTCCCGATCACAGGCCCATCGCCGCTCTGCATCTGAAAATGCAACCACTGCCGTGGGAATCGCTCTTTGTGATCTTCACGCACCGGCTGATCGACAATGTTGGTTTTGTCTCCAGGGACAATGATGCGAACGAAGGGTGTGGGGCGCTCCTTGTAGGGTTTTTGATCGTTGGTATAAAACTCAACATGCAGGTGGGAATCGGCATTGAGGATGTCGCTATCTAAAGACATTTTTTTCTCCTGTGGGGATTATGTTCTCGTGCCATTGATGCTGTACCACTCTGAATTGCTCACTGCGAAGTAAATACTAGAAGTGTCTCTCGCTATGGATGCAGAGGCGGCTGTGTTCACCGTTGTCGCGGCTTCGTAGCCATAAACCTTGATCGTATTTGCTCCTGAGTTTGTCACAAAAATTACCGAGCCCATCTGCGTAGGTGGCAACAAGACTCCTGTCCCTGAAGCCGCTGTATTGACTGAGCTGTAGACTTTATTCAGTTGCAACGCATCTGACCGAGTCGTTCCGGTCGCAGTCAAGCTATTAACGCCGTCGCCACAAATAGCGACAGCCATCATAGAGGAGGCGCCAGCCCCCAAAACCCGCGAGGGTATAGTCATTCTATGCCGTCAGGACCGAGGCCCAGGTAGTGGCGCTGACGGCAAACAATATGACCGTTTTAGCGTTCGCAACAGACAGTGTTGATGCCGCCGCATTGATCGTCGAGCCCGCTTTTGGGTAAACAGTGACCGTCTGACCGGAATCATTCCGAATGCCGATCATGGCACCGGCTTCGGTCGGCGGCAGAATAACGCCGGTGGATGATGAACTGGTAGTGATCGTGTTCCAGACCGCCGAAAGCTGCAGAGCGTCGGCGATGCTACTGCCAACAGCAACCAAGCCCACGGCTCCATCGCCGCAAATGCTAGTTGTCGCCAGCGGCGAGTTGCCTGCCGCCATCACTCGTGAGGGAATTGCCATTTTTATACCTCTTAATTAAGAGGGCAGGGAATTACCCCTGCCCTCTAATTTCTACACTGAAGCCTTACCAAACCAAGCGAAATCGCCGGAGACGAGCGCGACGGCTGGGCTTGTATAGCCGCCGCCGGAAGCAGTCACCAGGAAGGTGCTTGCATTGACGGTGCACACAGCCGTTGATGCTGAGATCGTGGCGTTAGCCTTCGCCAACACGTACAGCTTCCCGTCCGACCCAAAGACTTGAGTCCCTAGAGGGCCGTTAGTTGGCACGGCAGTGCTTGCAGAGTTGAGATTGGTGGTTACAGTCGACGCGAGGTCGACACCAATCAGCGGGGTTACTGAATAAGTAGACATCATAGTTCTCCTTAAGCGATCAACACGCCGCTAAATTGCGGACCGCTGGAGCAGATATTTCCAGCCCAGCCAATCAATTTAACAATGGCGTCTTGGTTAACGGCTTGCCGCTCGCCGCCAATCGGCACGAAATTGCGGTCAACATGTGGCCGGAACATGAGGTACTTTGTGTTTAAAAACCACATGTGATTGGCAGTTGCTGCCGACCCGACGCCGCCATCAAGCACCACATCGGAGGCCATGCCTGCTCCGTAATACTTAAGCGACGCAAAGCCAGCGCCAGCCATCGACGAACCCGAATCAGCAATGCGCTGAATCGACTGCAAAGACTGGAGGTAGAGCCGGTAGAAGTTATTGTCTGCAACGATCAAATCCGGCTTGTCGGTCCCTCGAATCAACTGTACCGCGACCGAATCCATATACTGTTGGATGTTGGAAGCTGTGACAGCAGAGCCGCCGTCGGTCACGCCGGAATAAGCAACAGAACGCCAGAACGAGAAAGTAGCGCGGTTGATTCCGCCGTACGTCCCAGTGGCAGGAGCGTCCGGCACAGCAGCACCGAGTCCGGTAATGTTTTTGCCGGAGTTGCCGGTGCCGTCCAGATAGGTGTCGGAACCGATACGGTTAGCAAGCTGCGCTTCGGCCACGTTCATGCGACCGTCAAGGAGGTCAATAATCGCTTCCTTGCCGCTGTTTTGGATCATTTCCAGACCGCTGATCGAAACCGCAGCAGCGTATTGCGTAATGGAAAACTGAGCGGCACTGATCGGGCTGTTCTGGCTGACGTTTAACACTTCATAGCCACTGTAGCTGTTGGTGTTATTGGTCGTGCTGTCGTTGTACATCACCTCCTGGAGGATGACGTTACCGCCGCTGAATGTTTTCACATTGCCGCGTTCTTTCAGACGCCGCAAAAGTGCGTTGTTATTCGTTACGTTATCGGCCAGTTCACCGGAGCGACTTTGGATGTTAGTCGCAATGATGTCACTGATCGAGCTGTTGGCAAATGCCATGATATAAGCTCCTTATAAAAAAATCAGAGTCGATCACTTAGATTGTCGAATTGCTCGGCAAGTAAGGACCGTCGATCTTGCGCTTTGGTATTCGCACTAGTGGTACCGGGTGTGGACCCTTTAACGCTCACCGCTGCTGCTCTTGCCGACTTAGCCGCTTTATTTGATGCGGCTCTTTTCAAAGCATCCACCCCAGATTGTTGGCTGGCATTGACACTATCGAAGAGGGTCGGGTCTAAGCGTATGGCCTTGTCGTACGCATCGTTCAGGTCTGTAGCAACCCCGCTCTGTAGGAGCTGAATCATTACTGGCCTTGCTTCCTCAAAATACTCAGCAGCCTGGCTGAAGGTATTGATCTCGCCTAGCAGCGATTGGTTTTGCTGCTCTTCCTGGGCCTGCTTCCAGCCCTGCACCTCACCACGAACATTATTTAATTCGTTTTGAAGCGCCCAGATAGTCGGGTCAGTCGGCGCCAGTTGTGGCTGGTCGCCAATATCGGCCAAATTTATACCGTAAGACTGTGCAAGTCTAGCTAGAACTTGATACTTTTCTTGCGGCTCGCTATAGCGCAGAGAATGGTCCGCCTCCATGAGAGCCTTTACCGCCCCATGAGCATCGATCCCCAG